TACGTTCCCAATATAGTCTACCGTCAAGGAATGCCTTGTTACTATAAATGCCTACATAATATCCAGCACGCTCAATCTCTGAACAAAATCTAACGGTATAATCAGTTAGTTGTTTATTTGAGTATCTTTTCTTATTTAGGCTGAAATCCTCGATGTCGAAGTATACAGGATATTCCAATCGCCTACCCTTTAGTGCCTTTAGTGTCATATCAATTTCGGAACTAATGTTCAAATAACTTGCAACATACACTCCGACTCCAATTCCAGCCTTTTTACATTCTCTGTAGTTGTACTCAAATGTTTTATCGACATATCCACCGCCATAGCCACTTCCAAGACGTAAAATCGCAAATTGTACTCCGTCAGCCTTAGCTTTCGCCCAGTCAGGATATCCGTTATATTTCGATACATCTACACCTACTAGCTTAGTCATACCTTGTTCCACCTCCTAAAATAATCTGTTTCATTTCGCCTAATATTTTTATCATTTCTTCTTGATTTTTTAACAACTCATCATGGTCTCTTTGCAAGTCCATAGCGTTTGTGTTATGTTGTTCTAATTTTTCTTTTAAGTCTAGCAATTGTCTTTTTAAATCAACAGTTTCATCATAATGTCTGTTTGTTATTTCTGTGTTTTTATCTATTGATTTGTTGAAATTTACCCAAGCCTTTAGCATAAGTGGTGTGTATTTAAAAACAAATACACACACACCTACAGCAAAAGCAAGGGTAAATCCCGTGTCTAGTAGTTTTAGAAATTGCTCCATCTATCCTCCTTATTTGTATTTTATTGTTATTTTTGTTCCCGTTGGTATCCAGTCCAATAAACCTGTTAAATCCATCATTGATTTTGATAAGTTAAATCTTGGTACATACCCACTTAAATAAAAATCCCCTTTTTCTATTTTATAATCACCGATAGCTAACTCTATTAAGTCTTTACCCTTTAACGTATTGTAAACATCCGTTGGAATACTAATATCTGTATTCCAATCTCTAATTATTTCTTCTGATTCGTATGATATAGTATTAAGCATATCTTTCTTCCAAATAACGACACTCCCCTTGTAAACTTTAAATATTTGTTTATTTCCAAGCTTTGCGTCATTTATTTTGTTACCTATCTTAATCATAGGCATCTAAAGGGTACTACATAACTTGCACTACCCCCCCCGTATAAATGTGTATTTTTCAACGTTTTACGCTCCTTTATTCAATGTACAGTTTAACGGGATTTGAACTTTTCTTTACTTTAATATCCCACACTCCATCTTTAGAAATGGTAAAAGCTCCAGCACTTTTTATCATGAACGTGTTATTTTTGTATAGAATATATGTTTTAGCATTTTTTGTAACTTCACATCTAAAAAACTGTTCTTGTGCTATTATTTCTAAAGGAATATTTAATGGCAATTCGTATTCTCCACCATCATTAATGGTTGTTGTTCCAAATCCAATTATATCTACTTCTTTAAACATATTTGATTCCCATACAACTTCATCACCTTTTGTTACCTTGATAAAGTTTTGAGGTACAATGTTTTTACTTCCTAACTTAATCATCTTTCTACTCCGTTATAAAATATATTGTATTACTGTCTTTTGAATATATGCTGTCGTACTGACTTTGTGATCCCGACCAAAGCTTCAAGTATCCTCCACCAGACACTGTAATTCTATCAATCGATAAATTATTCATCTTAGCTTGTAAACTTGACAAATCACTAGCACTTGCCTTGTTATTGAGCGTGTATTGCAAGTTACTTATATCACTTATAGAGTGACCGTGAGACGTACTAGCTTTGCTGTTTAATGTAGATTGAAGATTACTAACATCACTTATATCGTGTATGTGACTTGCACTAGCCTTACCGTTTAATGTTGTTTGTAGGTTTGATACATCACTTATGCTGTGTGTATGACTTTTACTTGCTTTACCATCAATGCTACTTTGCAAACTTGATATATCAGTTTTACTTACTTTATTATCTAATGTTGCTTGAAGATTTGTTATGTTGGATATAGCGTGAGTGTGACTTGAATTAGCTTTTGAGTTCAATGTCGTTTGTAGATTTGATACATCACCGATAGAGTGTGTATGTCCTACGTCTGATTTTTTGTTTAAATCAGTTTTGTTTGCTTTGTTATCAAGTGTAGTTTGTAAATCAGTTACATCTGCTATTGAGTGAGTATGTTTTTTGTCTGCTTTTTCTTCTAAAATTTTATTAAAATCATCAATCATCGACCTACGAAGTTCGTTAATTTCCTCAATGCTTACATCAAATGTCTTTTTCGATATAGCAACCGTCTCCCCGTCTTCATCAATTCGCACAATGCCTGCTTTTTCGCTTGTCGCTGGTGCAATACTAAAACTATTAACTTTTTCTGTTAGTTCGGTAGATAGCTTATTGATATCATCTTGACTAGCTTTTGTACTTAATACCCTTTCTAAATCGGTAACATCAGCTGTTGTATGTGTATGCTCTTTTTCAGCCTTTTTGTCAACATTAGCTTGTACATTAGCTAAATCATTATTACTAGCTTTTTCAGCAAGTTTGGTTTCAAGATTAGTGACATCAGTTATTGCATGAGTGTGTGACTTGTTAGCTTTTGAGGATAAATCAGTAGTTAATGTGTCAACGTCTTTTTGATTTGCTTTAGTTGATATTTGATTTGTTAGCGTGTTGATATCTTCTTTAGTCGCTTTACTCTTAATACTTTCTGACAATTCATCTGTTTTTGTTGATAAGCTTTGAGTAGTGTTTTTTAAGCCTTTGATGTCTGTATCAGTAGTTGATAACTTTTCATTTATACCGTTAATTTTGGTATCTTGACCTTGTATAGTCTTGCCTTGTTCTAAAAGCTTAGCGTTGATATCACTAATTCCTGTTGTGTTCTTTTCGATATTAGTGTTGTATTCTTTTAGTTTTGTATCAACTTTTATATCTTGTTCTGATAATTTTTCCGATACATTTGTATTTTGTTCTTTTAACTTGTTATCAATATCTGAATTGTTTTTGCTAATTTTTTCATCTATGCTTGTTGTTAATTCAGTTACTTGATTTAATATTCCATCAGTTTTTGTTCCTAATGATTTGATATTTTCATCATGAGATACTATTTTAGCACCTTGTTCTTCCAGCTTTTTAATAATAGTGCTATTATTCTCATTTATTTTGCCATCTACATTTGAGTTAATATCTGATATAGATTTGTTATATAAGCTATATGATACTGCTGTATCGTCTTGTTCCGTTAAGCCTTTTAGCTTAACAATACCCGCAACTGTTTCTGTTGCTTTTTCAATTTTAGGTATTTCTGGCATTTCTTCTGGAAGTCCACTTAACGATTTTATTTTGATATCCCAATTTTTGAATGTAATATCACGTTCGGTATCTTTATTTGACCTTTGCTGTTCAGCTTTTGCACGTTCTTCTTCTTGCCTTTGTCTAGTTTGTTCCTGTTCTTGTCTAGCCTTTTCAGATTGACTTCTAATTTGTTCATCTGATTTTCTAGTCTTTTCAGCTTCTACACGTGCGTTTTCTTGTTGAACTCTAGTATCTTCTTCAAGCTTTCTTTTAGTTTCGTTATCGTCCCTAACAGTTTCTGATACTTTTCTGATTTTTTCGTTTTCTTCTCTAGTGTTTTCGTGTTGAGCTCTACTAGCTTCTTCACTTTTCCAGTTTTCTAATAGTTCTTTTCGTTCAGTTTCTAGTGTAGATAAACTTTCCAGCTTATTGTTTCTAGCTGTTTCTGCTTCTTGTCTAGCTTGTTCATTAGCAACTCTAGTCTTTTCGCTGTCAACTCTAGTTTGTTCGTTGGTAACACGTTCTTGTTCGGCTTGAACTCTAGTAGTTTCTTTGTTCTGCCTATCTTCTTCATTAGAAATTCTTTTTTCTTCATTAGTTTTTCTAATTTCTTCTTTTGAGTTTCTATTGTTTTCATCTTCAACTCTTTTTGTTTCGTGTTCTTGACGTTCTTTTTCTTTGTTTTGACGTTCTTGTTCTTGACTAACTCTTAGATTTTCACTTTCAGTACGTTTTTGTTCTTCAAGCTTTCTAGCTTCTTCGTTACTATTTCTAGTTTGTTCTTTTTCATCATAGGTAGTATCTTTTTCAATTCTTGTTTGTTCATTAGCTTTTCTAGTATCTTCATTAGCTTTTCTAGTATCTTCATTAGCTTTTCTAACTTCTTCATCTGCAATACGTTGTTTTTCACTCTCAATTCTAGTTTTTTCATTCAAAGAACGGGTAGTTTCTTCAACTACCCTTTGTTCTTCTGATTGTTTTCTTTGTTCCTCTGCTTGTTGCCTTTCTGTTTCATTCTTTTTAAAGTCATTCAAACCCTCTAATCCGTCAAGGCTTTTAAGCTTTTCAAATTCTTTTTCAAGGTCTTTAATAGTTTCTTGTATTTCTACAATATCAATTACGTTATCTTGACCCAACTCGAATTGACAAGTCATTGATGGATAAATAGGTATAGAACTTTGTCTTGATTGAATGAGCGATACATCACCTTTATATAGTGCAAGTTGTATCTTTAGTGTTCCTACTTTACTCAACATATCACTTGTTAAATACACCTTGTATCTATCGCCTATTTTTTCTGCAACACTATATAATAGCTTGTCTTCTCCAGAACGTCTAGCATACAATCTTAGTTCGTATTCATCTGATAGTGGTATTGTGTTACCTTTATTATCTTTTACCCTAACTAAAAGACCTCTAGTTCTTGTATCACCTTGTACTACAAATAGGTTTTTGATTTCACTATTTAGAAAATCAATACTGACATTTTTTAAGCCGATATTTTCTAAAGTATTTTCCATATTATCTCACCTCTGAAATATCTACCGCTCCATTTTTTAAGATTTTACCTTTAATAGGTGCATTTACGTGGTCGATTAAGTCTTCTCTATGATAATACTTTAACCACAAATCTACTGCATATTGTAGTATCATATATTCTCTAACACTAAATATAGCCTTGTAGAAATTCTTATTTTTTTGATATTTAATAATTAATAAACTTAAATATTGAGCCATTATTATACCTCCTTATTTTCTTCAACTTTTGATAGCACTTCTTTTTCCAGTTTTGGTAAATCAACATTGTTTGGCAATTCTGGTGCTGTAGAATTATTTGTTTTAGGTGTTTCAACAGTAGGTGGCAAATCAAGTTCTGCATTATCTGTTTCAACTTCTTTAGCTTTTGATACACTCATATACTCAACTGTTTTCTTCAAGATTTCTAATTCATCTTCTTTTGTGATGAATGCTTCAACTAAGTTATTTAAGTCTTTGATAATGGCTGTATCTTCGTGTCTTAGTGTTGTTTCAACTCTACTTCCGTCGTCTTTTTCACCAACCACCATATAATCAAATATAGCCTTTCCCTCTTCATCAACACGTCTTAAAATTTTTGATAATCTTACGCTTTGCATTATTCTTCCTCACTTTCTTCATTTTCTTTTATAATAAAAAAACGTTCCAGTACATCAACATCATTCATTGATAACTGTAACGTCTTTAAATTATCCCTATTAAATTTTATAAAACCTATATTAATTTCTGTATCATACAACTTTTTCAACTGTTCTTGATAATACTCTATCTTGTCTTCTTTTAGCTTATATCCTCCGTTATCAAGCTTTTCACCACTCTTACATTCATCATTAAGCCTGTTTAGCTGTTCTTCAAAAGCTGTAATCGGGTCTGTTAACATCTGATAATTTCTCAACCATTTATAAGCTAAATCATATTCCATTCGTTCGTCTTTCATTCTTGTTAGTAATTTATAAATACTTTCTAAATCTGCTACTTTCATATAACCTCCTAAAAACTTGTCCCTTGTTGACAAGAAGTTCCATATCTTATGGCTTCCTTTACCTTTAAATTACGTTGCACATATAATGAACCATAAACGGTCATCTTATAACCATCACCGCCATCTCCGATATCTACGCATTGAACTAAAGTACTACCATTACCGCTTGATAATACTTCAATACAACCATAATTATTTATCCTCATTTGTCCACTAGGACTTGAACTTTGTACTGCTCCACCATGAAATAACACAACACCACCACTGTTTAACTCAACTACAGGTCTTCCAGCATAGCTTACTCTAAAGGTGCTTTGTGTGTGTACTCTAGCTCTATAAGTTGAGCTTTTTTCATCAAAATAAGTTTCGTCTATCTTTAAAGAGCCGTTATAAAAACTAAATGTACCATCATTTAGGTTGATTTTCGACACTCCGTTTTCTGATGTTAAAATTCCTGCTTGCACCATGTCTGCTGAAATTTTTGTAGATTGGATTTGGTCAATGTTTGCTTGACTACCAACAATTCTGTCAACAAAAAACTCGGCTGTTGTTAGTTTGTATACCATCATATAATCTACAGTTAAGTGTTTAGCTTGTATTGAACCAGCTTTTATATGATTTGCTTCTATGGTATTAGTCATTATTTTACCGCCGTCTATAAAAGTGGCGTCTGAATTGTCTTTATTATCATCATTCAAATCTCTAAAAGATACTTTGCCTTGCAAATCAATATTACTAGCTTTTTGCGTTATACTATCCTTGTTGATTTGTATTTTTGACTCTATGCCATCAAGCTTGTAGTTTAAACCGTTCACTTGGCTAACACTTAACGTTATTTCGCTAGCATTTTGTTTAACCATGCTTGATATCTTCCTGTCGAAATCATAAGCATCATCACCAACGATACTTGTTATACCATCAACTTTTTGGCTTATTTCGGAGTATTTGTTTAACATATTGCGATTATCACTATTAATACTTCCGATTGTGCTTGTCATTCCATCTACCGTTTGTTTGAGTTCTGAATATTTTGTAGACAAACCATTTATTTCATAAACTTTTGAAGACAAACTATTTACAGTTTGAGATAGTTCTGTGAAACGTCTTTTGTTTTCTTCAATGCCTATTACTTGACCTTTTAAATTGTCTATATCTTGTTTAAAACTAGCTACAGTTTCTCCGTTTTTTAATCCACTTTTTTCGATTTCACTGTCAACATATCTTATTAGTTCATTTGCCTTTGTTTGTATTTCTTGTTTCTGTGCTTCAACTTCTTTTTTCGACTGTTCAAATCTAGCGTCGGCGTCTGCAAGCCTTTTGTCAAGTTCTTCTGTCCTTTGTTTTCTTTCTGCGTCAATTCTATCTAGTTCTGCTTGGAAATCATCATAATATTCTCCATATTCACTAAAACTATTAATAAAATCAATCTTTTCTGATAACCATAAGTGATTAAATTCTTCTCTGTTTCTGCGTAACTTTTCTTCAACTTCTCTTACTTGTCGGTCAAACTCCTCATCAAAATCATTGGCTTTACGTTCAAGTTTAGCTTTAACACCGCTTGTTACGCTTGAACTAATAGTGTCGTTCTTTTCCTTTGAACCAAACTTCAACATTTCTAGGTTGTCATTTAGAGGGTCGTATTCAAAACCTATACACTTGATACGTTCATCTATATTGTGTGTAATGTACCTTAGAATAACAGTATCGTATATATCGCAAGGGTCATTATCTCCATAATATAAATAGTCGCCTAATGTTGTTAGTCTGTGTCTATCGTTGTTTGTCAATTTAACTTTACACTTAATTGTTCGTCTAGGCTTATCCCAGCCATCTTCAAATAAATCAAGTACTTTTTGTGATAATTCCTCAACTGTTCTAGCTTCGTTATTGACATAAGTATCTTGATAGATTTGAGCATAATTATTTACTAACGGACTATCTACGATTGTTTCTAGGTGTACTTTTTCTTTTAGTGTTCTTCTATCATTGATTAATAAACCGCCTTTTTCAGTTAGATGATTAAAAGTAAACCATTCTTTAACCCTCGTATTGTCCTTTTTATCATCAATCATAAAACCTACATACTTCGCACCAGTACCGTCGTTGATATTGATATCTTTACCATCTAGGTAGTTTGCAAAGGCTGTATGCAAGTAGAAAGTCTTTTTATCTAGTTTGATTGGAATACCGTCACGATAATCTGTACCAACCATAAAAGAGGTAATACCTTTAACTTTTCTATCACCTTTAAAAGCTGGTTTTTTCTTAGTCTTTTTAGGAATTTTCATACTAACCCATTTATAGTCTTTTGGATTAGATGAGTTTAGATATTTAGTATCAACATAATATCCTATATATGTTCTTGATTGATAATTTGTGTTGGTGAAATCTTTACCTTTGTTATCATTACCATAAGCAAAATGGATATATAGTTTTTGATTAGGGTACTTCGCTTTGTAGGTTGTCGTGTGTTCATAATCTGATTGAGCATACACCCTTGTTGCCTTGCCCTCCATACTATGAATACCCTCCCAATCCTCTATGTTCTTGTATTCATATATTAGAGACTCTTTATCTTCACCTATTTTGTTGTATACGTTTATAGTCCAGAAATCAAACATAAATTCACAATCATATTCGTTAAATATTTTGTTCATCAATTCTAACGTGTTATGATATTCAATCTTCGGCTCTACCTTTTCACCAGCTTTTTTCTCTTTTAGTTCTTTGTAGTTACCAAATTCAAGCTTTGCGTCACCAAATATATAATCGTGTTTGAACTTAAAGTCATCTATATCCTCTGTATTTTGTTGGATAATACTTAATAAATCATTAGCTGTATATAAGCCACTAGGAACTTTTGTTCTTTTGTGGTCTAGGTCGTAAAAGATATGAGGACACTTAAATTCAACGTATGTTCCAAACTCTAGCCTTTCTTTTATTCTAAAGGCGTTTTCTTTGTTCTTGTAACCACCTTTACATACAACAATCATTTCTTCACGTATCTTTTTGTGTAAACCCTTATCGTCAATGATAACCTTGAATGTTAGCATGTAACCTTTATCAAATTCCACTTTGGCGTCGTATGCGTTTTGAATTGTATCGCTCGGCTCTTTATTAAAGTCATAAGCCTTACCATCATATAGTTTTAGCATTATATATACGCCTCCTGATAAGCAATTTTGATGTTATTGATATTTTCAGTTAATGTGATTTCATTTCTTCCATTTAGTAATACAAAAAAGTTACCACTAACTAGGCTGTTGTTGACTTTCCCACCTACAATGACATTCTGAAAACCAACTCTACAGTCGATTTTAATTTCATAATTCAATCCACCTTTTATAAACATTTGCCTTTTGCCTATTTGCAATATATCAAACGTTCCAGCGTTGCCCGATATTGTTACTATTGGATAAGCTGGGGCTGTTCCATAATACGTTAAAGGTCCACCATGGGTACTTTGATATACCTTGACCTCTTTACTGTACTCGAAAGGCTCACAAGTGAATGTGACCTCTACTTGATAAGCACCATCTGTAACTCCATTTTCAAATTTAACCTCTGTTGCAAAAAACTTTCTTTCGATTAGTGGATTATTAAACGTTGAGTAACTGCCTTTGTAACCTATCCAGTTTTTGAATTTCCTTATATCACTATGAGAAGCATTATATAAGTACATTGTGAACTTAGTCTGTACTGGCTCGTATGCTTGTACTTCTTGAACTAATACGCCATCTATTCTGTCTAGGTCGTAAAGCTTGTCCTTTTTCTTCGGCATTTGTGGAGGTGAGTTTTCCTCAACTCCACAAAAAAAGCCTAAGTTTTTACTTGATAAACCATTTATCGTTATTGCATTATAGTCTACCATTTATCTACACTCCTTTGCTAAATAACAAGTCAAATTTAGCGTCTGATTTTATTTTCTTAACTACACCATCATATATCCTTTCGATATCCTTATCTTCTCTTACAATTGGATTATTGATTGATATATTAAAGCTTACATCACCTTTGTTTGAATGGTCTTCAAGGACACCGCCTATACCCCTCATTTTTTCTCTAGTAGATAAAGGCGTTATGTTTACGCCATTTCTAGTAACTTGGAATAGTTCGGGTCCAGCTTCTCCAACAATGCCTGTATATCCACGTTTTGGATTTCGAGGGCTTCCACCACTAGCAAACATATCTATGTTTCCACCATTGGCAAACATAGGTATTTTACCGCCTGTTGCAAAGGCTTGAATGTGTCCGCCTTGTGCCATAAACCCTAATTTGTGAGCTAAACCAACCGCACCTTTTACTACTACGCTGAAAACAGATGTCTTGTTTGTAGGAGCTGAAAATACCGCGTCTACCCAAGCTTTTACTTTAGATGTGTTTTGACTAGCGTTTGTACTTGTAGTTGCTGTAGAACTTTTATTCTTCATGTTGTCCGTTGCTTTGTTATATAAGCCTATATTGCTTGTATTGATTGGCATTAATGGTGTATCAGTTTTTGCTATTACGCTTCTGTTTTCCATTTGTCCTGTATTAGCGTTATATCTTTTAACATTTTCAGTCGCTGATGGTAAAGTGCTTGTATCAGATGATACTATTAGATGTTTACTAACTGCATAATCAGTAACACCGTTAAATTGTTTTAGAGCTTCCGTACTTTCACTAACACCGTATGTTTCTGCTGTAACTGTTAGTGCTGGTTTTTCTTGCATGTGTAAATACTCATTTACTAAATCAATAATTTTTTGTTTGGCATCTGGAGCGTTTGTATCTATCTCCATAAACTTTGGTATAAAGCCTTGAGCGTTCCATAAATTAGCGTCTTGTATGGCTTTTTGAACGTTGGCGTCTGCTATTTCACTATTAAGAATTAGTGCTTTTTCTCCAACCTTTAAATCATTCCATAAATTTAGTTTTTGTAGTGTTTGTTCTAGTTCCTCTGGATTATTGCACTTAGCTATAAGTTCTTTATCCTCTGGTTTCAAGTTATTAAATGATTGAATACCATCTATTAACTTTTTAACCTTTTCTTCGCCTGTTGCGTGGATTTCTATTTGTTTATCGGTTAATTCAAACTCATTCCAACCTTGTAGTGCTTTTTGTAGAATTTGTACCTTTTCTGCTCCTGTTTTAGCGTTCAATACTGCTGATGTTGTCGCTTCGTCTATTATTCCAGCTGTTCTCAAAAAATCAAGTCCCATTTGCCCTGTTAGTGAAGACAAGTTTTCGCCTAAAAGTTTTTGAACGTCTGCCATGTTTGACATTGATTTTCCGCTTTCATCTGCTAATTTTTGATAAGATTTCAAAAGCGATACAGTTTCTTTTTCAGTTAATTTCCTGTTTTCTCTACTTGCTGTAGATAAAATAGTACTGATTGATTGTTGGGCTTTTTTAACAGTATTTATATGTTCATCATATCTTTTGTTTATATCTTGAATTTCCTTATCGGCTTCTGCCCTTGTTTTCATTCTTAAATCAACTTGACTATTTAAGTCTTTGATACGTTCTTGTCTCATCTTTTCAAAACCCGATATAGTTCCCTGTGCTGTATCATTTACAGTTTTTATTTGTTGTATCGACCATTCTGATGTGATTACAGAATGAGTTTTGAATTTTTCGCCTATTTGAGACATGCTGTTGCCGATATTAGTTCCGATTTCTTTGTACTTGTTTATAAGTCTTTTAGCTTCATCTTCTGGAATTTCAAGTTGTTTTAAACTGTTAGATAGATTTTCATTTACAGTAACCCTTTTTTGCCCACCTATTTCAATCTGTGACCCTGTACCTTGAAAGAAATTTTTAAGCTTATTTGTACTACCAGCGTTGGCGTCCATTAATTCACTAACTTCTAGGTTATGTTCTTTAATCTTTTTAATACGTTGTTTTAAGTCTTTTTCAACTTGTTCAGTTGCTTTTCCACTAGCTTTTTCTAGTTGTGCAAATACACGTTCACCATCTGATATTGCCTTAAACCATTCACCATAAGCACCTTTAGTCCTTTGAACACTTTTCATGTGTGCAATGTTAGGTTTAGCCAGTTCATAAGCTACTGTTCCAGCTAATGCCACAATTCCTAATAATGCTAAACTCCAAGGATTGAAAAATGCACTTGCACCTGCACCTGCTGTTGCACCTGCACCGCCTATTTTAGAAATAGCACCTCCAGCGTCTACTGCTGATTTACCTAGGTCTGCCATGTCTTTAGCTTGTTTAGCTGTTGTTAGTTTGCCTATGTTTTGAATAAGCTTGCCCCAACCACCATTAACTACACTAACTGCACCAAATAAACCACTTAATGCCTTTGACATTGGAGAAATCGCAGCTGCACCCAACAACATTTTTACAATCATATTCTTAGTTCCGTCATCTAGTGAACTAAAGCCTTGCATTACGTCTTTTAGCTTGTTTGTGAAATCTACTAGGTATGGTAAAGCTTCTTTACCGAAGGCAACTCCTAAAGCCATCACATTCTCTTTGAACTTCATTAATTGGCGTTCACCAGTATTACCCATTTCTTCTGCAAGTTTATTTTGATATTCAATAGCTTTTCCAGTTTCTTTGGATAATTCTGCAATTGCACCTTTACCTTGTTGTAATAATGGTAATGCACCTTTTATCGCTCTTTGGTTGAATATCCTACTTAACACTTTCCCTTTTTCTTCATCAGTCAATCCCTCTGTTGCTGTTGCAATATCATCTAAGATTGCTGGAAGTGGTCTCATTTTTCCAGAACTATCAAAAGCACTTACACCTAATTCTTGTAATGCTTGTTTTTGTGTTTTAGTAGGTGTTGCCAAGTTTCTTAATACGTTTGCTAAATAAGTACCAGCTTCTCCACCTTTAATACCAGCATTGCTCATTATACCTAATGCACTCGCCATGTCTTGTAACGATTGATTATTTGAGTGTGCTATAGGTCCTACATTCTGCATTGCTTCTCCAAGGTCACTAAATCCAGCACTTGTCTTATTTGCTACAAAAGTTAATGTACTTGTTGCCATTTCAGTATTAGCTAACATTTTATTTGTATCGTTTGTAACTAAACCAAATTGTGTTAATACGGAAGCACTTGTTTCCATTACCGAATTAAAATCATCACCAGAAGCGATTGAAGCTTTTAATATCGCTGGAGTTGCTCCTAATGTTGCATTTGCACTAAAGCCTTTTTTGATAAGTTCTTTCATACCCTCACGGATTTTACTTGAACTTTCTCCGTACTTCATTCCCATTTGTTGAGAACTACTAGCTAATTGATTAGTAACATTATCTAATTGTTTAGTGTCGGTATAACTATCCTTTAAAAGTGCTTTTATAGTTTTTGTTTGGTTTTCAAAATCCAAATAAGCCTTAGTTGCTCCAGTTAACCCTCCAGCTATACCAATAGTCAATCCTCTTGTTTTACTACTTAGATTGCCTAATTTCTGACTAATATTGCCTGTAACATCACCAACTTTTTTGAAATGTTTCGCTGTATCTGCTAACCTACCACCACTATTCCTGTAAATCTCATGAGTTTTAGCCATTTGATTATTCAGTCTAGCTGTTGCAAGTTCGCTTTTAGCCATGTCGATTGGTATTTGACCTAATTCTTTTTTAGTTTTATTTAAGCTTTCTGATAATTTATTATAGTTTTGTTCTAATTTCTTTGTTGATTTTAAACTATCTTTATACGCTTTATTTGCAAGTTGAGTGTCCTTTGCACTTTTGCCTAAACTACCTCTTAATTGTTCATAAGTAACTTTTAAATCTTGCGTTCTTTTATTGCTTAATTCAAATTGTTTCTTTGAGTTTTCAACTTCTTTTGTTAGTTTACTTTGCCTATCTGTTAAGTCCTTTTCTAAACCACTTAAAGCCTTGTATTTACTGCTTTGTTGTGTTAGTTGAGTTCCTAAACCTTGCATAGTAACCTTATATTTATCAGTCGTGGAAGCGTGATTACCCAGCTGTGCTAATGCTAATTTTGAATTAATAGCCATCAACTTCATTTCATTGTTGACAGCTCTTAAATCAGCTAAATATTGACTTTTGCCCTCAACGGTTAGCCTTATACCAGCTTTTTGTATTCCACCAGCCATATATACCTCCCTTTTTATACCTTAAAGAACTCTTTAGCTTTATGTGTTTTAGAATGTTCAACCTCTTTGTCTTGTTTTTCTGATGGTGTTCTTAACTCAATCTCACGATTGATTAAGTCAACTACCATGTCATAATCGTGGTCGAACATAAACTCATCTTTTGTCATGTTAAAGAATTTTTTACATAAAAAATAGAGACTATCCCAATCTGGGATAATCTCCTCTATGCGTTTTTTTCTTCAACCTCATTTTCATCTGCATTTAGATTTAAAGCTAATGTTCCGTAGGAATTTACAAATTCGTTCAGTATTTCTATGTCTGTATTTTCTAAAACTTCTTCTAATGTTGTGTCAATCTTATTTGCTTTTAGTATACATGTTGCAAACTTTCCTAATGTTAATACTTCGTCTTTTTCTAGCATATTAACCCAGTCGCCTTGCTTTAATCCATAATCTGCGTCCAAGTACAACCACACCGCATTATTTACTTTGTATGTTTTTGTTTTTCCTGTGATTTTACTTTTGAACGTTTTTAAACTATTTGTAAATATACTCATTTATTCCTCCTACATTGAAGATGAACTAGCTTCGCATTTCTTTAATGAAGCTGTATCAAACCAACCATTTTCTAATAATTTATCTCTATCGTATTTCTTTTTGTTAGTTTCGATTGATAAGTCAACTTCTAAATATACAACATTTGCTCCGTCTGATTTCTTAGTTAAAGGTTGTGCAACGATATTGTATTGTCTGATTTGTTCGTTGATATCGTCCTTTTGAGTTTCACCACCATTATCTACTGGGGATAAAGTACATTTTGGATAATTGATAATCAATTCATCACCTTTTTCATCAGTAAATGGAATTGCCATTCTGAACATTTTCTTTCTAGGATTTGTAGTAGTTGCCCATGTATCGCCGATTTTAACTTTGCCTTGAGCTTCCTCTGCAAACCCCTCTGGTAAATATCCAGCGTCTAATGTAATTCCAACGTTTTTTACGCCACTAAAGTCTGAGTGTAACAAGTTAGATAGGTATACTTTCTTTTCTGATAACTCCATTTTAGCGTCTACTTTATCAATAGATGGTGTTACTAATACATCAGTTGCATAAGTTGGTGCTGTATCTGGTGTATCTTCTTTTTCCATAAATTGTAGGTATAGTTCGCCTACACCTGTTAATAATGCTCTTTTTTCAAATTTTTTAGCCATAATTTACTCCTTTTATTTTGTTACTTCTTTTTGCATATCTGTATAGAATTGGTCTTTTAGTTCTTCAAACGCTGGTCTCATGTGTGGTGTTGGTGGTACATACGTCGCCTTTACTCTGCCACCATATATACGTTGTCTACCAGTCTTTTTGCTTGTTCTTTTCAGTCTGACTTTTCCGTGCCTATTATCTAGTGCATGGAAACCTATCTCATGAAAAAACAAGTGGAAGTTAGGTCTGGAAGTCCAACCTATAGTAGACTCGGTGTTGTCGTGTTCAGAAATAATACCCTCAACCCCTGCACCCGTTACTTTTAAACCTTTTGAGGTTGCTATAGATTTAGCTCTATCTCTCATTTTGTCGGCATTTTCGTGCAACTTGTTTTCTATCTGTTCAACATTTTTTTCATATCTATCTAGGTCTTTGCTGAATGTGTCAAACCCGAATACACTACTCATATCCTAGCCTCCATGTAGTAATGATAAATACTGCTATCTTCTTCTACGTCAACCTCAACATTTTCATTCCATTCTGATATACAGAATTTGTCTTCTAGTCCACCATATATAGTGTTTAGATTTTTATCAGTTTCTATATCTAGTGGTACTAAACTAAAATAATCTATTTGATACAAAAATGTATCTTTGTGCTTTTTATTGCTCAATGCCAACTTCCCATGGTAAACCAAGTAATAAGATATTCTAGGAAAGTTGGTATTGTTTGTGTCGGCATAAGATACAGTTATGTCTTCATCTACCGATTTTTTTAATATGTCTAATATAGTTTTCTTTACGTTTTTCATATCTTAATCAAGTTCACCATTGTTTCATTTCTTCTAAAATGATATGTCGTGTTATATATCTCAAACTGCTCATTGCCTATTACAACAATGTTTTTAACGTCAATATCTTTTCTGCCATCTATACCTATTTTTTTAGTTATCCTTTTGTCATCTGCAACTGCTAAATAGATATCATCTTGCGTTACACCTAAGTATCTAAACCAATACTTTTTAATCTCTTTTAGTTCGTATTGACCTCTTAAAGGTGTGTTATATTCATCTAACTTTGTCTGTTTGATATTAAAATGTGCTATGCCGTCATTGAAAACATTAGCTGTAATGCTCTTTTTTTCTAACATTACTCATCTTCTCCAAGTTCCGATAACTCAAAACCAAGAACAACTAAATCTTGAACATAGCTATCATAGAAATGTTCAGCAACTCCATTTCTAGCAAATCTGCAATACTCAAATACTAAATTTTTGCCAAATCCGTTTTCTATAATGTCAAATTCACCAGTATACATTTGAACAACTTGATAACCTACTTTTATTAATTCAAGTAGGTTATTATCGTCGTCGTTCATTGTTATATGAAGTCTATTTTTTAATTCATCTAATAAGCTACGTTCAAATTCTTTTTCTATTGTTCTCATTATTATTCAGCTTTAGTATCGGCTTTTGCTAATTTAATATCGTAAATTTGAGAAGCGTAGTTGTTAGATGGTTGTCCGTTAGCTAACATATCAACTGCGTATAATGTTGCTCTTTTCATTGCGAATGTTTCTTTGTAAACATAGATTTTTTCTGCTCTAGACATAGTTGCGTCATATTCTCCACCTACAAAAGCTATAAGCTTGTTTTCTGGAACGAATGTTGACTCTATAATGTGGTCTTGTGCAATGAATGGTAGATTAGATACAAATACTCCATTTGCATTTTGAGTAGTCACTCTAGCTACAATGTCATAGTAGTTAGATGGATTTACGATTAGGTATACATTGCCTGACACTTTTCTGTATGCGTCCTCTGCGTTTTTGTCGTCTGGACTTAATTTTAGTTTGTACTTAGATAAGCCTTTCATAATGTTTGAGAACTCTGTTACCATTGTTTGAGCGTCTTTAAATGTTAATGTTCCTGCTGATTTTTTATCAGAATATACACCGCCTGTAACGGAAGCGTCTAAATCTTTCATCAATCCGATTGGTTTATCTTTTCCGTCACCAGTGATTAAATTTTCTTCCCAAGCTTCTGCGATTGCTTCTGATAAGCATAATCTAACGTATCTGTCAATCCATCTAGCACCTAAGTCGATTAGGTCGTTTGAGATTAAGAAAAATGCTGTTAAAGCTAATTGAGTAAACTCTGTTACACCAAATTCAAAATCTAGTTGACCCTCTAAATCTTTGTGCAATGGTCCGAATACTGCTTTTCCTTTTCTTCTAGTTCTAATAACTCTAGTTACTGCACTTGATACACCAAAGTTGATTAAGTTTAATAAAGGTCTATCTTTCTTGATATCATCAAAAATTCTTTCAATGATTGTAACTGGGAATAACACATCACCTTTTAAATCACCTTTAGTCTTAATAATTTCTTCATTGTAGAATGTTTTTTCTTCTGATGTTAAAACGTGAATACCTCTTGATTGCAAGATATTTTCATCAGTAACATTTTTAAGTTCTTCAAATTCTTGTTTTACTTTATCTACATTCTTTTGTGATACAACTGATACATAATCAGTTAATGCTTCCATTCTTTCCTCATCAGTTGCTTTTTCGTCATTTAGTGTGTTTGTGAACACTTTGAATAATTGTTTTTCATCTTGTAACATAATTTACATTCCTTTCATAAATTTACTAAAATTTGATATTTTGTTTGTTTTTTCTTCCTCTGCTGGTTTATGTTCTACTCCAGCATTTCTTTTTTCTAACTCATCAGTTATTAAATCAACCAAGTTTTGAATATCGATATTTGATTGATTATTCTTTTCTTCTTCTTTTTGTTTAGGTACTGTCTCTTTGATTTCATCAATAAATCCGTTTTCTAAAGCTTTTTCACAGTCAAACCAAGTTTCTTTTTTTAACATATCCTCTAATTCTTCATCTGATTTTCCAGTTTTAGCTTTATAGATGGATATAATTGATTTATCAATGCTTTCCAAGGCATTTAATGATTTCTGAATATCCTCTTTATTTCCATAAGCGATTGTACTTGCTTGATGTATCATAAATTGTGTTCCAGTATCCATTACAACCTTATCTGCACCTAATGCTATGAATGTTCCAGCACTTGCACATAAGCCTGTTATTTCAACAGTTATGTCTGATTGATGATTTTTAAATAGGTTATAGATTTCTATTCCCTCAAAAACATCACCACCTTGTGTGTTGAGATAAACAGTTATAGGTACAGTAGTGTTTTCTAACTCTTTTGTGATTGATTTTGCACTAATAACATCATCACCAGTCCAAAAGCTTGATTTTGCTACTCTCCCCGATAATGTCAAGTATTTTCTACCGTTTTTTTCTTCCGACAAAAATTTATATTCTATTTTGCCATCTGCCATTACTCCACCTCCCTCTTTACGCCTTTTAACGACTTTGCTTAGGTCAATAAAAAAAGAACTAATAATTTAGTTCTATTTCTTCTGCTTTATTCTGTTGTAATCTTCTTCTGCTTGTTCGATTATTCCGATATTCTTAGTTAAGTATCTTCTAGTAGTGTCTTTAGAATTTTCACGTTTCTTGCCCAACTGAACTAATACATCATCAATAGTCCAAACTCCAGAGCCTATCATTTTTTCAACATCTCTAGCCATTTCGAACTCCGACACATATACACACTCTATTGTGTTTACTGTAATCAAACTGTTCTTCAAGCTCGATTTTGTTTGTTTGGCGTTAAATTCATTAGCTATTTCATTCATAATAGGTTTTACACACCATCTTACAAAGTTTTTGGAGTGTTCAGATGTATCTGCCAAATCACCACTAAATAGCAATGGTGGAACTTGTAATATATTAGCTACTTGTTTTACATACATGTTCTCAATAGTTCCTAATTCCTCGGCACTTCTTCCAAGATAATTTTGCGAGTGTTCTTCTACGTCGTAATCGTCTTGTCTAGGAACTACTGCTATACTTTCATTCTCTAATTGTTGCTTCATTCCCGATAAGAACTTCATAAATTTTTTGGTGTTTTCTTCGCTTTTTCCCGTTACCCCTTTGAATGGAGCGTAAACTCTTATTTGTTGTTGTCTCATTTGCACGTCTAATACACGTTTATACAACTTGTCATAACTGTTACTCAACGAATTTAAAAAGTTTCTGAACTCAACATTGTTATATCTGATGTGTATAACATCATCTATTGAATAAGTTTTCTCTTTAGTGCTGTATTCTGTAGTTACTGTAAACAACTTTGTTTTTTCATCATAGCTAAAACTATCTGCTACATAGTAATCATCAACAATCTTTACAACTAAACATTCTCCGTTATACAACATATCGGTAATGATTTTTCTTTTGAACTCATTTCCATTGTAATAAGGATTAGGTCTGTAGTTCAGTTTATATAAAAAGTTGCTGTTTTCTTCACTTTGGAATTGTGCTAATAAGCAAACATTAATTATTTTGTCAACTACTGTATGAACAGCATATTGTCTTAAATGTAAATCTTCATAATCGCCTTGTAATTGCCTTATTAAGTCGTCCCAGTAATTCATAGGAACGCTTTTATTAAAGTTGAATATCTTTCCTATAATGCCCAATTAATATCACCTCCTGCACTATAAAAATCTCCTAACATAAAGTCTGTAGGCTCACTATCTTCTATCAAATCATGTCTAAAATAAGCGTGCGTAAAAGCCATAAAGCCATCTGTTTTTCTTTTTCTTATTTCTTTTTTCTCATAAGTTTTATTTCCAAACTTATCTATCTTCACATACACGTTGTTTGTGTACCACCTCATAAGTGGATTATCACCAAATACAAGTTTCTTTTCTGCAAATAAAACCTCAATTTGTGGTGCTATTTGTGCTTGAATACTATTAGCACGTCTAATAAATTCCAATTCGTAACCCTCATCTTCAAGTGCTGGTCTAACAATATCCATTCTATAGGTATCACCTATAATCTCTAGGATATCTAGCTTGTATTTATCCCTCATCTCATTAAACCAGTCGACTATATGTCTAATTGATATTGTAGGCTCATCTACAACGGTCAATAAGCCTTTTTCTTGCCATTCTGGAATATGAGGTGATATAAGCATACTTTCAGTTAATAAAAACTCTTTTCTGATAAAACTATGCGTTACCCATACCCAGTCACCTTTTATATGGAATAGTAATCCTACACTTGCAAAGTCTTTTAACGAAGCATAATCAAGTCCACCTATACATTTACAATTTTCTATATCCGGAATAGGTCTATTTGTTGCATATACTTCCTCTTTGGTTGCTACACTCGTTTCTAGGTCAATATCTGATACATTCATACGCTTGATAAACCATTTTGTTTTATCGCCTATACCACGTCTGATATCTTGATATTCTCTGTTTACTGTGTCAAATAAAGTTTCCGAATAGCTATCTAAAGGCTTATGGAACATAGGCTGTGCCTTTTGCCATAATTCAGCGTTTTCTGCTTCTTGTTTATCATCTAATGTGCATATCCAAGGGAACGTATGAGAATTAAATTCTGTTTCTTGTAATATTTCTCTACAAGTTCTAATCTTTTGGTCGTATACTCCATCACGAACAAGTCCGTTTGTTGATATGAAGAACTTTCTAGGATTAGGAACTTTACCCAAACCACTTGTCAATACGCTTATAATATCGTCTTTTTCGTATTGGTGTACCTCGTCAAATATTACGCAACCATGTCTAAAACTATCTTTTGTTTTAGCATTACTTGTTAGAAATTCCAGCGTACTATGTGTTATTCTACATCTGATTTTTGATAAACCATTCTTAAATATTCCAGTTCTTCTATCTGTTAATTGGGGATTTTTCTCTAACATATCGTGAACTTCTTTAAAGCTTGTTTGTGCTTGTTCTTCACTATTAGCTACAATACCAACGTTATAGCCTTGTATATTGTGTAACGGTGATAAAAAATAGGCACTTAAAGCACTTATCAATCCGTTCTTTCCAGCACCTCTAGCCATTACCCAAAAGAACTCGTCAAATACAAGCTTGTTATTCTTGTCAAACAAGAATATGAACGATATTAAAAACTTCTGGAACGGTTTTAATTTGAAAAACCATTTTTCAGTAAATTTTACGAAGTTATCAATCTGTTTTTCATCAAACCAAAAACCATCTTGAACTAATACAACATTTTCTAAATAATAAATTAAATCTTTTCTATCTTTGTTCAGAATTATTTTTTTAGATTTATACTGACCGATATATTCATCAACATATTTAGTCGATATCAAATCAACTCAACTCTTTCCACTTCTATGTCTTTTTCTTTGAATTTAAAAGAACGTTCAATGTTCAATAGTTGAGTATTTAATTTATTGATTTCTGCTAATGCTGGATTAGCCTTTGTAAATTTTTGAGTTGCATTAGTAGTAACGGTTGTTACTCCAACCTCTTTTACTGTATTCAACAACATTTGTAACACTTCTACAAACTCAATATATCTATCAATCTTTTCAAGCGTTACTGGGTCTTGTTCCTCAACATTGTCTAACAAGTATTTTTTTATGTCCTTAGTCTTTATCAAAATATCCCCTCCTTTGTCTAACAAATATTCTTTTAAATTTATATTTACCGTTCATTATTGCATTATCACGTCTTGTCAAGTTGTATTCATTCTTCCAGTTTTTGTCATATAGTTTAGCAACTTCAATGTCAAAGCCTTGTGATACTCCTAATATTTCAAATCTTTTTCTATCCATTTTATTTAAAAAGCTAACTGGGACACCTACAACGCCATAATAATCAATCGGATAATTTAAGCTTCTATCACAATTTAAAGCAAGGTAATTGTCGTATTTAACATGTATTTCTTCATCTAATGTTTTCTTCAAATCCCAATGTTTGAATGGTTGCCCTACATCTAGTGTTGATATAACAGTCGCCAGTCCAACGTTTTTTATTTCTCCATTAGGTGCAATAAATTGTCTAATTCTTCCGTTGTGCATTATTACTTTTCCATCTCTAAAATCATAAAAGCAATCTTGATAAGCAATACAATTTAAGTTAGAAATAAGAATAAAATCTACATCATATTTTCTTAACAGTCTATAATAATGCCTAAATTTGCTAAACGGTGGATTGGTAACAACAACATCTGAACTTTTTAACAGTTCAATACATTCTTTGCTATCATAACTTCCGTTACCCTTTAGCTTAGTTCTCGTTTCTTCACCATCATATATAGTTAAATATGAATACTCATCATCTAAATAAGTACACATAACCTTTTTAAATCCGTATTCATAGAATTTATCTTTTAAATATTTGTAAAAGTTAGATTTATCTGGATTATCACAATTACAATAGATAACCTTATCTTTTAATTTGTCTTTGTACATATCTACAATTTTTTTCACGTCTTCTAAAAGCGTGTAAAACTCATCATTAGCATTTTTCTTTTGTCTTTCTAAATGAATATTGCCCAATTTCTCACCTCACTTTTTCTCAAATAAAAAAGCCGATACATTGCTGTATCGACTTCTTTACGCATTTTCATTTTAAAAAGATGACCCCTATGAAATTTTTTACCACCTATATATTAGCATAAATGCATGTACTGTTTTGTGCCATTTCATATTATTGTGTATTATTATTTTTTGTGTTATAATTCAACTCATTATACGCCCTTTTAAGAGCCTTTATGTCATAAAATACATAATTCTACCCTTATATTATTCTGATTAGTTTATAGCCTATTACAGTTAATTCTAACACTATGTCACCCCCTAATAGAACTCCCTTTTACGAAAGCAAAAACAGTTTTTCCGTGGACGATTGAGCCAGCCCGCTGATGAGCAAAAGAATTTTTTCAAATTATTTCTTGGGGGTATTATATATACACCATAACTACTCCCGTTATAGCGTTCGCTGTATTAGCTATCAATTGATTTCGCTTGTTAGTTATATATTGTTATTGTTGTGTCGCTTGTATGTTGTTGTTGTGTTGTTGTTCTATTGTCTTATCCATCTATACATTGATATAACATTATCTATCATAGATACACTATCATATTATAGTTAATAGTTATATTAATAACTAATGATAATATAAAAATAGATTGATATTGCATAGCATATCAATCCATTACAATTAGTTATATTTTATATTAAAAATATTCATCTTCCTTCCATTTATTTACTTTATATCTGTTGTGTATTAGTTCATGGCAACCGTGGCAAACTGTAACCAAATTATCTATATTTATCCTTTTATCGTAAAAATATTCTAAAATGTATATATGATGTACTAATAAATTATCAAGCGTAACCTTCCCAAAACTTTTACAAACTTGACACTCTTTTTTATCTCTTAATAATACTTGAGTTCTAACCTTTCGCCACTCTTTACTATGATAAAACATTTCAGTTATATTTTTATCCGTTTTTGAATTGCTTTTTATATTCGCCTTTTGTTGTAAATCTTTTAATAAATCCATAAAAAAATAAAACTTCCTTTTATATAATAATAAAAATTTCTTTTATATAAATATAATAACAACGTTCAAATTAATTTAAAAGCTTGACCGCCTCAAATATCTTTTAAAAAAAATATAAAAAATATTTTAAAAAATTTTAAAAAATAAAATTGTGAAAATTAAAAACACCGTTATAATGTTGATATATAGCCATCTAACCTATAAAAAAGAAAATATAAAAAGTATTGACAAGCTAACTTATAAGTTATATAATATAGTTGTAATCAAGAAATTACAAAAAAATAAAAAAGTGAGGTATAAAAAATGGCAAACAAATTAAAAGCATTTGAAAACATAAAAGATTACACCGTGCGAGGCAAATCATTTGATGAAGGGTTTGAGGACTTAATAGCCGATTTATCTATGAACTCCGACTATTCTCAAACAATATATTTAAATACAGAAACTGGAGACATTGATTGCATGGCTTCCTGTTACTTTGGAAGCGTGGCGGACACTTATTATGGAATAAATGCTGGTATTTTGGATTGGAACGTAGATAGCGGTCGCACTAGAATTTTTGACGCTTTCGAGGCGTACGAGTTGGAAGATTTTTTAAATGAAGAAGAATTAAAAAAACTAAAAAAACAATTTGAAGAAGAAGAGAACTACAGCGAAGATTGGTACGAAGATAAGGACGAATTTTACAGGGACCATCATTCAGAATATGTAACTTTTTTATTAGATGCTGGAAATGAAAAAATAGACGAAGGCGTCGAGGCTTACGCAAGAGACACCGCCGAATTTTACAAGGAACAATTTTACGAAGCTTATGTGGAGTTATTAGAAAATGGTTATTGTTAATTATAGTCACTCAATAAAAGGCAGTAAAACGGCATAAAAAAAGCTCTCACATGGAGAGCTTAATCACCCCCGCTAATGCGGGTATAAAATATTTTACCCTTAACTTTTAAAAAGTAGGGTCACCCCCGCTAATGCGGGTATTTGATAATTTAATTATAACTCAATAAATAAAAAAGTCAAGGGGGCAAAAATTTGGATAATAAAAAGACATCAGAAGCACAATTAAAAGCGGTTAAAAAATGGAAAAATAAAAATAAAGAATTACAAAAAAAATACGTTTTAAAATCAAATTGTAAAAGATATTTAAAGGAATTCGCAGAACTAAGCGACTTAGAAGAGATTGAGGAAGTAATAAAAAAAGCAAAAAAAGACTTGACAATATAACTTTTAAGTTATATAATATAATCATAAAGAACAAGGAGGTTAAAAACATATAAGACAAAAACAAGAATACAAACACAAACAAAAAAAAGACGGAACGACACAAAAAAATAGCTGTTAGCTAACAACTACCACATCACCAGCTAACAACTATTAACAAGTACCAAAAAATCAAATATAAATTATATATAAATATAATCTACACTGGTTTTTTAGTACTTTAAATTATACTACAACGATTTAAAAAAGTAAAATTTAAAGGAGATTATAAAAAATGAACGAAATTACAAGAAATGATATTAGAAGACAATACACAAATATAATACAACTTGGTTACTGTGATATATACGACTTAACAAGAATATTAAAAAAGATTGGTTATAACGCTGGTATTTACGGTTGGAATTATGATGTATTTGAGCTAGATTGGAATACTTGCATAATTACCGGTTATAGGACTTTTAGCAAGGGAACAATACGATTAACAAGGGAATTTATAGAATATATGGATAAAAAAGCTCATGAAATTAAAGAAAATAACCGTTGTAATTATCATGGATTTGACGAACAAATGAACGCTTTAAAAAATGAATTTATAGATAATTACAAAAATAACATAGTAAATAAATAAAGAGGTAAAACAATGAAAATTTTATATCAAACTAAACCTAATTTTATTGACTATCATATAATCATTGACCACGACAACAAAACATATAGCGATTATAGTTATATATGCGACTTGGAAATTACGGTAACTCAACAACAGTTAAAAGAATTAAAAAAGCTTGTTAAAAAATATAATTATAAAAAAATATAATTAATAGAATATAGGACAATAAAAAACATTGCTGGAGTGTAAAACTCCAGCAAATAAAAAAATAAAATTTAAAAATTTAATGGAGGGTACAAAAATGATAAATAGAAACAAATTAGAGCAAAAAGACAATGGAGAACTAAAGGCGATTTTATATAAAAAATTTCGTTCAATTGATAAATTAAATTATAGATTAAGCGTATACAAGTGTGGCGGAAGTCTTTCCAGCTTGTCTGGATTATACGATAACAGCGGTCAAAAACTATTACAGTTTATTGATTACTTTCTAGACCAAATAAGAGATGAAAAACAAACGGA